ACGCAGAGTGTATGGTGCTATGGCTGGTTATGATGAACCACAAAAGATTGTTACAGGTTTACAGTTACTACAAGCTGGTATCATAGACACACAAACTCTACAAGAAAACTTAGATGGATTAGATAACCTTGTTAGAGTGAATGAAAGAATTACAAAAGAAAAAGCAGATAAAGTTTTATTTGACACATTGTTAGCACAAGCCCAACAGGGTGATGCCAAGGCAACTATGGCTGTTGTACAGATAAGAAAAAATCCAGATGATATGCAAAATATCTTGGATAAATTCTTTACAGCAGAAGAACCAGAGATACCAATGGCAGAACAAGAATTGCTTGGGGGTGCGACCTTACCACCACAAGGTCCACCACCAGGCATAGCACAGTTACTACAAGGATTAGGTGGCTAATGTCAATTAATAAAAAGTTTGCAGATATAGTACACAACTCATTAGGTGATGTTGATGAACTTGGTGATGATATATTAATGGATGAAGAAGTTTTCCAACCAAGAATATTTAAAGATGAAATGCCACCAATGGTGTTTCCTTTTGGTTATATGATAATCAGTTCAACTTTTATGTATTATGATGATGAGGAGCAAGATGGCAACGAGGAGTTCTAGTAACAAAGGTACTGATAGGAGAGCATTAAATGTTCCACCACCAGCACGAAATACACAAGATAATACACAAGCTGTAAGAAGAATACCTGGTATGCCTTATGGTGAACAACAAGCATTAACACAACAGCAACAAGCTGCACCATTACCAAAAGACACTACTCCACAAGCACAACCTGCTATGAGGAGACCAATACCTCAAATGGATGTGTTTGCACAAACACAAAGACCAAGTGAACCTGTTACATCAGGATTACCTTTTGGTCCTGGTATTACTCCACAGCCACAACAACAAGTATTGAAAGCTGAAGAAGTTAGAGATTTTATTTATAACAGTTGGCTGGAAACTGGAGATGATAGCCTACTAGAGTACATCTAATGGTTACACCTGAAGAAGCACAAAGGCTTAGTAATATAAATCAACAGAGTGCAAATATACCTGGCTCTGTATTAGTTCAAGCAACCAAAGCACAAGCAGATAATTCTTTTATGGAAAGTCTTACAGATTTTTTTAGTAAAGCAAAAGAGAAAACTTATGGTGCATTAAAAAATGCAGTCTTTGAACAATTCAATGTAAATCCTGACACAGGTGGTTTTAGTGAGTTAGCACTTAAAGGTGGATTACTTGGCGTTAGGGCATTATACGAAAATGTTGTTGCAGAACCTATTAGAACTATTGGATTAGTACAACAAGGTGCAACATTTTCTGAAGCATATAAAAAAGCACAGATAGAACCTTTTGCATATTGGAGAGAAGCAAAAGAACGAGGAGAAAAGATTGATTTAGGAAATGCTTTATTTCAATCTACTGATCCAGAGAAAACAGATACTTATAAAGATTTAATTGATAGAGGTGCAGACCCAATCAAAGCAAGAGAGATAGCAATATCAAGATTAGGATTTAATGTTTTTGATAAAGTATTTGAACAAGAGAAAGTAGCACAGTTTGATGGAGATAGAGCAGCAGCATTAATAGCTAGAGGTAAAAGTCCACATATGACACCAGGTCGTGTGTTATTTAAACCATTAGAGTTTATTGCTGGTCCAGAAGATAGAGCATATGATTTTTATACAGGAATAATTGACTTAGGTCTTAACTTACTTGACCCTACTTTCTGGGCAGGTAAAGCTGTAAAAACTGTTAAAGCAGGTAGAAGTCTTTTAACTCTTACTGATGAAGGTGCAGACAGCCTTGGATTATTAAATGGTTTTGTAAGAAAATCTTTTAGTAAAACTTCTGCTAAACAATTTCTTGATAGCGAAGCAGGAGATGAGTTAGCAAAATTTTTATATAACAATAAAGATAAACCTGATGAGATATTATTAAAATCTAATTTTAAATTAGTAAACCAATTTGTTATAAAAGATGAAGCATTAGCAGATGAGTTTGCACAATTTACAACACAACTATTTGATTTAGCAGATGGATTAGATGAACAATCTGCAATAGCAGCAGTTAAAGGAATATTAAGTGAAAAGATACTTGCTATTGGTACAGAAGGTGTAGTTCCTAAAGTACAAAAAATAGGTCCTTTTAGAAGGGCTATGGATGATTATTTTGGTCCTCAATATGAAACAAAATTAAGTGCAAATAATCCAGATAAATTAATTGTTGAGTACACAAAGTTTTTACAGTTGCTTGATCCAAAACAAGAGTTTGTAAATCGTAGTCAAAGAATTAAAAATTTAATAACAGAAATAACAAAAAAAGAAGTAAGAAATCCTGCTGTTAGAGGCAAATTTATTATTAATCAAGTAATGGAAGATTTTGGTGATTTACAAAAAATAACTTTAAAACGATTTGAAGAAACAGGAAAACTTACAGATGATACAAGAGAATTAATTAGAAATGTATTTTCTACTACTGGTGGAATACTTAAAGAACAAGAACAGTTAGATGAATTTTTACCAGTATTAAATAAATTTAAAGGTGTAGAAGATCAATTTACAAATTTATTTAAAAAAAGTAAATTAGTTGATGATTTAACAGAATCACAAATAGATGATTTAGGTAGTAATTTTGGTTCACGACCTGTACTTGAATCAGCATTAACACAAGACTTAAAATTACAAAAACCAAGTCAAGTTATTAAATTAACAAATAAATTAAACAATGGATTTAAAGGAAGATTTCAAGAAGTACAAAAAATTGTAGGTGGAGAAGCAGTTGCAAGAGGATTAGATTTTTATGTAGGTCAGTTGTTTAAACCATTAGTGTTGCTTAGACCTGCTTGGACTGTAAGAGTTATATTTGAAGAACAATTAAGAGCTGTAGCAAATGGTGCTTTAGGTGTATTAGACCATCCAATAGGACTACTTGCTAGAATTTTTGATGACAACATTAAGGTAAGAGGAAGTTATGCAAAAGAAGGTTGGTTAGATACTGCAAACTTTAAATTAGGTATAAGTGAATCTTCTTCTGGACAAATAGGCAGACAAGTTACTAAAAACCAAAAAATTAAATTAAGTAATCAATTACAGTTTGATGAAGCATCTAAATCACAAAAACCTCAACAATGGGCAGAAGGTCAATGGAGAGTAATTAACTTACTTAGAACAGATACATTAAGCAAAAAGATTGCTGCAATAGAAATATCTGATAACCCATCACAAGGTTTTGCAGAATTAGCAAAATTATTAAAGACACCTGGAAATCAATATAGAGAAGCTATGATAAATCTCACAGCAGGTAAAACAAACATACTTAAAGTTTTAGATGGCAAAAGTGGTTTAACAGCAAAAGAATATGATGATGCTATTGACTGGTTTATATTAGGTATGCGTAATAACCTTAAAGGTTATTTATCTAAAGATGGAACTACTGTAAATCCTGATCTTTATAATTTAGTTATATCTGGAAAATTTAAAAATACAAAAGGTGCAGATGTTAGTTTAGATACAGCACGAAACATAGGAGTAAAACAATCTGATTTAGATTTATTAGAACAGAATGCTTTACCAGCAAAACAAGCAAAGTCTATACAACAAAAAGCAACAGCGTATGAACAATCTGCATTAAAAGAATATATAGACAAATATGGTGGTGTACTACCAGAAAATGTAGATTATAAAGTAAAAGACATAGAAGTTCCAACTGGATTTTATGATGTTGTAGTAGAAAATTTATTTAAATTCTTTATGACAACTCCTACTAATGCTATGTCAAGAATACCTGTGTTTAAATCATCTTATTGGAAAAAATCAGAAGAACTTATTTCTGTTAGTTCTGAAGCAGTAAAAGAAAAAATAATCAAAGGTGCAGAAAAAGCAGGTTTAAATAAAAAAACTATTAACAGAATGAAAGCAACTAAATCAGCAGGTGATGCAGGTATTGATGATGCAGAACTTATAGAAGTTATGGCTAAAGGTTTTGGTGTAGAAACAACTAAAAAATTATTATACGATATAACACAAGAAAGAAGATTTTGGGAAGCAAGTCGTTGGTTGTTCCCATTCGGTAATGCGTATCAAGAAGTATTAACAACTTGGCTAGGTATTATGAAAAATAATCCTAATGTTATTGCAAGAACAGGAAC